CCACTGGCGGGAAATCGGCTCGACCCTGCTTGTGTCCCTTAACCCCGGGACTGTGAATGACACGGTGGTCTCGCCCGCCTTTAACGTCTTTTCCATGATGACTGGCGTTAAGGCTGTAAGCTTATTTTTTAATGTCTCATATTCCTCCCTGTTTGTAAGCGTGTTCTGCAATAGCTGTTTTGTGGTGACATTGATATTGTCGGCGTGTCCGGGGTCGCCAACTTCCAGAATCTTAATAGTCTGTGAAAAACTAGGGCTTCCAGATGTATAATCCTTCATAAATATCCCCCTTCCTTTAACCCACCCGTCATGTGAAAATATCATCCATCACGTAGGTCTGTTCTACATCGCCATCCTTGCCCTTGCGCATAAACGCCTTAATACAGACAATATCCCCTTCCTCATCATACAGTCCGGCTTCGCTGATTTCCTCACCTACCAGCTCAGATTCCAAAAGTGTACACTCATACTGGCATACTGTGTCTTCCGTGAATTTATAACCGTTAATTTCCTTCCGGTAAAGTTCATTGGCAAGCCCTTCCTGCGTTTCCTCTGGCGGGATAATGTTTCCATCGGCATCCACACCACCATTTCCAAATGCCATCCCTATAATTTTAGGGAGCTGGATGGCTCCTGCCCTTGCCCTGACAAGTTTTTCCCTGGACTTTTTTGTTATAACCACGTTTTTATTTTTTTGCCCATCACTCACTGCACTGTCTCCTTCCTGTAAACCGAATTGAATTTTCTTGACCCGTCAAGGGGGACTGACCCGTCAAAAAACCAATATTCCTTCGATTTTGTTTCTACAGATAAATTCCCCACAGATTCAATCCCTGACAAGTCTGCCGCCATACATAATTTTATGGCTGTTTCCACCCCACGCTGCGAAACGGCGTGGGAAGGCTCCCCGCCTGATGGACTTTCCCAAAAACTGACTGTGAATCTATGTCCTGTTTTGGTTTTTATGTTTTCTGCAACATTTTGCCTCCATTGGACTCCGGCTATGTGCAGCACCGTACCTTGCGCTTGGTTCCACACCTGAAATTTTTGCGCCATACCGAGGGCAACGCCATATTTGCGCTGCGCATCTAATAGGACAGACCCGTCAAAATTCCACGAACCGTCAAAACGGAGTGTACGCCAAAAATCAACCTTAAACCTGTTTTCTGTCCCGATGCGGCATATCCCGGTGTTCCTTACTTTGACCGTATATTTTGTTTGGGATACCCCTGCCTTTTCCGTTCTTTGGAATATCTTAATGTGGTTTTCCAACCCGAACCCAAGACCATAACGCCTTTTTGCATCCAAAAGGATGCCCCCATCAAACAGCCAGCTCCCGTCAAATATACGCATGCCCCAAAATGGGGCTAGTATCTTAAAACGTATTCTCTTTAGCGTATTCTGCACCAAGTTTGTGCAGTCCAGCAGAATTTCTACCCTTTCATTGACGATATACGCTGTATGTGACTGTTTCAACATATCCAATAGCTTATGGGCTTTTTTAGAATCAAGCGTCCCTTCGCCAATAAAATATACTTTAAAAACATTCGGGTGTGGTGCCACAAACCCATATTCCCCGGGGTCTTCTGCATCTGAAACATGCACCTCAAACCCGACAGCAGTTTCCAAGTACTGTTCCATGCGGTATGGTGTCATGGGCGCACGGTAGTCACGTTTCTGGTATATCAGCCTTCTGCGTTCCCCGTATGATAGATTTTGCCGGACTGGCAGCCCCCACTTCATTTCATGGTACATCAGCCCCCATGTGGCGGTTTCCGGAAAAAACTGTAGTGGAAGCTCCCTGGCTATTTTAAAAGCCAGGTCATACTCTGACCCCATGACTTGGAACAGCCATTTGCCCACATAAGATTCATCATAAAACCCATCCGAAACATAGCCAAGCATTTTCTTTGCGCTTTCACTTGTTGGGAAGGCACTTAAGTCAAATTTTCCCACTGGCCATCCCCCCTAGCTAAAATCAAGCTCCCCTGTTTCCGGATACTCCTCTTTGCCTAAACTTATATTTTTTGTCCCGCCATCCATAAGAAACACACCAAAGTCCGCCACCCCGGCAATCCCTTTAATCAGAGGGCGCACATCATTGTACCTCAGTATGCCGTTTTCCTTTGCTGAAGTGTAAACCTCTTTTACCGCCAGCATAAAATCTGCCTTAATCTGCCCTATGTCGGTTGTCCCGTCAAAAAGCAGCCCTGTAATCGTGTAGTCCACCGTCACGGTTGTGGCCGGCACACATATCAGTTTTGCACTTCCGGCAGGGAGCAGTCTCTTTTTCCTGTCCCCCGGGGAAACAATGTAATCATAGACTTTTTGTACCAGCCGTCCGTTTGCCGGCTGTCCATTGCCATCCACTATTGCAAGCTTTACTGTCCCGGGGGCTTCTGCAGCATCCATTACGATACAGTCCCCCGCCCCGGCCTGTTTTGCCCACCGCACAAAATCCGCATCATTGCCAAGATATGTCATGCTGCTGCCATATTCTTCTTCTATGCGGTCGTAGAAACTGTCATTGCTTTCCCTTTCAGTCCCTCCGGTGATTGCCTCCGGGTTGCTTACGGACGTGACCCCCTTATCCGGCTTCGCCATCAGGGAAACGGTATCCGCCGCCACATCGGAATCCTTTCCACTTTTCACTGCAGATACTGCAACCAGTGCTTCGCCGTTTTCTCCTATTTCCGCATCCTCTGCCGCCTCAAATTCAATGGACGGATTTTCGTCTGTTGCTGCCGTGCAGAATATTGTGCCTGCCGGGATTGCCGTTCCCGCGGCCCCTGTGACCTTCACCTGCCCAAATGCCTTTGAAGGCTGGTGCCTCTCCAAATGCACCTGCTGGCCATGTAGGTCAAGCCACTCATCCCACGCAAATTGGGGGAAGGCTATCATGACTGCCCTGGCAAGGTGGTAATTGATGAGTTCGTCCTTTTCCAACGCGGCGGGCATCGTGAAATCATACGGAAACCCGCCGGGCATGCCGTCGATGTCCGATGGCAGGCTTTCCATCATTCTTTCATGTATCTCCTCGGCTGTGTTATTTTCCATGAAATCCGGAACTACAAATTCTGGCTGTGCCATCCTTCCCACCTCCCCTATATGTTGATCTCAAGGATTTCGTCCCATTCAATGCCCTTGACACAGAAGGTACAGTGCATGGCATCGCCGTCCCATGTAAACTCAAAATCCCCAACCCACTCCGTCCGGGGGTTCGTCTCCACCGCTTCCGTAATGGCCCTTTCAACCTGCGACTCCACAATGCCTGACTCATCATCATCCATTGCATCCTCCATCTCCGCCCCGATTTCATCCGGGTATGCAAGGCAGGCATAGCGTTCCGTCATGGCAACTTTGTAGCACCATGTTGCAAAGCCTTCCTTCCCACTGCATTCCTGCACCCTGTTGGCCCCGTCCCTTACAAAGTCCCCCTTTTCCATGTCCCATTTCATGGTGCGCCTGTACTGTGTGTCATATTCCGTGTCCTCCTCCATGAATTCTGGGACATCAATGGCCGTTATGACATCCATGTCTGCACCTCCCATCTATCATTCAGGAATAATGTCAACGACAACAGCCTCATCCTGCACCCAGGCCACCAATACCCTGTCACCCGGCAGGAGCCCCCTCATCTTCTCCGGGACTGTTACCGTATGTTCCGGCGGGTCTTCATCTGTCTTGGCCAGCTGCTCCCCCTCCATCCCTAGGGTAAGCTGCCTACATACAGAGTAGTCACCTTTCGGGATCGGCTCCGGGAACGTATCTGCCAATAGGCTTCCATTTTCCTGTATTTCCCCGAAGTCCAATACGGGAGGGCCTGCGCTTTCCCTTTTCATCCTGTTCCTGAGTACAGCCGCCAGGCTGCTTATCCCTGCGTTTTCATCAAATGCCATTTTATCCCCCTATTCAAATGTCCCGTCATCCACCCATCCATATACGCCGCCCCCGCTGCCTGTATGGATGAGGTGCCACGGGTGCGCCTTCCCGCTGCCGTCCCTTTTGGTGATTTTTGCCTTTCCGGCCTTGGCCGCGTACCCTTTTGCGCCAGAATAGGATGATACATAATGTGTGCCACCCTTGAAGTAAACAATGTCACCAACCTTGTGGCCGTCCCCTTTGCTGTTTTTATCCCCCTTATCTGCCGCGTTTGCCCCACCTGCATATTTTGCCTCAAATGTCATGCTGGACGAGCCGCAGTCGTGCCGGATGCTTTTTACGAAATAATACGCATCCTTCACCCCGGCCATAATGTAAACCAAGTCACCTTTCCTGATAAAGGGGACATCCGGGGACCGGACAGTAATTTCCCTCCGTATTTTCCCATCCTCGTCCAGTATCTCCTGGGCAGAGGTTTTTGCGTCTGCAAGGGATTCGTCCGTGTTCCTCGTGTAAATTTTCTGGCGCACCCCATATTCCGTCATGCCGTTAAGTGTTGCCTGCACCTTGGCCTTCCCACCTTTGTCTGCCTTCCCTACCACAATCACCCTTGTCACAAGGCCCGTTGTGCTGATTTTTGTGCTTACTGACTTTGCGATATTGGCTTTGAAAACATAGACATCTTCATTTCCACCCTTCTTTACAATATTGGCGTAGCCTTTCTCCATGCGGACGACATAGCGCCCTGCCCCTTTTTTATGGGCATTGTTCAGGACTTTCAGGAGGATGTCGGACACATAGGCATTGCTGTATTTCAGTTTTCCATGCTTTACATTGGGGCCATTGTATTTTTTTATCGGTATTTTCCACTGCCTGAGGATGCCTGTGATAATGGATTCCGTTCCGGTGCCTTTCGCATAGTATTTGTTGTCCTGGCTTTTCTGCAGCCTGTATAAGGCATCATAACAGGTGCACCTGAAAGTGTCCCCACTGTTTTGTGTCACTGGGTTCCATTCCTCAACATACCCCCTTGCAACTTCCTTTTCCTTCCTCCCTGCCGTGGCAAACACCCCAACGAGGCATCCCGGCTTTACCAATGAGGAAAGCCTCCCTTTGGGGGTCCTGTCATTTTTGGATGAAAAGGAAATGCGTACCGCAATCTCATTTTCATTCTCCTCCCAGCCAAGGTCGGTGATAAAATCCGTAATGTCCTTCTGCCTGTTCTTCCCTTCCATGACTACAAGGCGGTATGACACAGACGATAAATCAAGCATCCTATGCACCCCCTAGACTAAGGCAAGCACTTCCCCCGGCCATATCCAGTGCCCGTGGTCAGAGCTTTTCATCCCATGTTTTTTCGCTTCTGCCTCAATGGTGCTTTTGTTGGCATTGTACAGCTTCGTCCAATTTTTGCCCCCTCCGCAGTGCCTTGCCGAAATCCCCCAGAGGGTGTCCCCGCTTACAACCGTGTAACATCCCTTTAGGCTTTTGGAGCTGCCGGAACTGCTGGAACTGCTGCTGTCCTTTTCCTTTGTTTTCTTTGCCTTTGATGAGGCTTTCAGTTCCTTTGTGGTATATATTTTTAGTGCTCGGTGCTGCATAAGTGTAATGTGGTACCGTATGTTTCCATATGCGCCGTATTCCTCCACATCCAGGGAGGATATGGCCACATCCATATTGATCCATGTCCCGCTTACAACAAGGTTAAGGACAGTCCCGTTTTTCATCCATTTTTTCAGTATACGGACACATTCCTTCGGCGGTTTCCATTTTTTGCTTTTTACGATGGCCTCTTTCTTTTTCTGTTTTCCAAAAAACTCACCATCCCACTTTACCTCCCTTGCCTCAGTCCCTTTTGGGACTTTGACGGTCCCCTTGGATATGGTCTCAAATGACTGCATGGATGCACCCATCGCCACCTGTATGCTTTCCGGGAGGCTGGCAAAATAAAACGCCGCCCCGTCCGCTTTTTTCTTTGGCTTTAATTTTATGTCCATCTGTTATGCCCCCTCTGATGGCATGTTGGAAAATACCGCCCCCAGCTTTACGGCAATCTCGCCGCCCAGTTCATTGGCTATTTCCCCCATGTGCCGCCTAATTGTACCCATAACCCCTTCTCCGTCCTGCCCGCCGCCTTGGATGACAAACTCCGGCGACATGCTTACGCTTACCTGCACCACAGGGGTTATGGCATTACCACCCATTACGGGGGTAGGCATAAATGCAGCCCCTGCATCCCTGGCAGGATAGCCGCCATCTGAATCCCCGTTGTACGCCGGGGAAGGATTTGGCCCTGCTTCTTGGAAGTCCGGATACCCTACACCATCCCTTCCTAAAAACGGGCTTCCTACGTATCCCCCTTCCGCATGTGCGGATACGCCCAATGCTGCACCTGCCTGTTCATACAGTTCCAATGCCCTTGCCCGCCTGCTTGGGTTGGTGGGGATGACATATTCCCCATAACCTTCTTCTGCCAGCCATGACAGCTGCGGGCCGCCGCTCACGTACCCGCCCGCCGCATGGCCCCCTATGCTTGCGGACACTTTCGTACTTCCGCCGCCCGCGACATTGATGTTTGCGGTGTCATTTAAAAGCTTCCAATTCAGCGTCACATTCACGTCCGCAGTTGTACTGTATGGCGCGCCAAGGACAGAATTGACCTGGCTTTCGGTATTGCCGCGTACCGTGTTGATTCCGGCAATAATCTGCCCCATATCGGCATTCTGTATCGCTGACCCGACCCCGCCTGTCACTGCCGACCCTGCCGCAGAGAAATCAATCCCGCCGCACGCATCCGCAATGGAATTGCCTATCCCGGAAGCGATCCCTGAACCGATACCACTGAAATCAATGCCGTCCCCAAACCCTTCCTTATAGTCCATCCCCTGCAGTATGGAATCGATTCCCTGCGAGAGCATCCCGGTTTTAAACCCGTCCGATACCGGCCCGAAACACTGCTCTGCGATTTCCTCCTGTGTCGGGAGGGCATCCTTCACATTCTCAATGACGGTATCCTTTAGGCCTTCCGGTACCATGGAGGCGGCGGCAACAATTTCCTGGTAGATGTTCTCAAATGCCGATGGGTCAACAGACACCAGTTTGTCCAAATCAAACCAGCCCATCACTTCCTCCTGTGTCCATGTGTCCGGGTTTGGCTTTACTGAAAGAGCCCTGCCCATTGCCCCTTTCAACTTTTCTGCCGTGGTCCCTTCTATTTCAGGTAAAATCCCGGCCAGCTCATCGTCCCATGCCTGTGCTATGGTTTCTAAGTTAAATGACTGTACCCGCACGTCCATTTTTTCAATCTGTGCATTATAGCCCTCCGTCAGCTCCTGCACGGCTTTTTCATATTCCTCCCCGCCGTCTGGGAACTGGAGTTTGAGGTTTGTGAGGTTCACCTGTAATGCCTCGTCATAATTATTGGTAAAGCTCTCCACCTGGGAGGCAAGCTCCTCCTGGAAACGTGCAAAGGATTCCGCATCCATGTCCGCCCCGTTTCCATATTTAATCCGCAGTGCCTCCATGGATGCCTCATTCTGCGCTTCTGCCACCTTGTCTGTTATTCCGGTGATTTTGTCCTGTAATTTGGCCACCGCCTTGGCTTCGTCCATTTCGTACTCCACACCGCCCAGCTTTATGGTAATGGTGTCCTTTGTGGAGATTACGCCATCAGAAAGGGCTTCGGAAAGGGCCTTCTGGTATTTTTCCCCATACTTCCCAAGCTGCGACTGCATCCCTGTATACATATCATCCAGGCCTTCCGTGTCTGCTTTCTTCCCCATCAGCATTTTCAACGCGGATGCCGCCTCATAATGCTGGTTTTCAACATAATCCTTGGATGAAGTGACAAAATTGCTGGCTGCATCTTTATAGGCCGCCCTCCCCTTTTTGTCCAGCTTCATGCCAAGCCCTGCCCGCCAGTCCTGCTTTTCTAACGAGGAAAGGGCAGCTTCCAGATTTTGGGAGGATGCCCCTGCCTCCGCTACGGCTGCGCTGAAATCGCCCACGCTCTTTGACAGCCCCCCAAATGTGACATCCTCCGCAAGCCCTCTGATTTCTTCTAAGGACAGCTTTATGTCCCCGAATGCGCCTTCTGCGGTCTTCGCCATGTCTTCCTTAAGAAGCAGTGCCATCTGTTCCGCTGAAACGCTGCTGTCCCTCATTGCCTTGTTTAAGTCTTTGTTTTTAAACCTGACCTTATCAATGGAAAGCCCTGTCGTTTCAAAAACTTTCTGTGCATTTTCGGCCTCTTCCCGTGCGGCCTCCATTTCCTTGTCATAGCCTTCCTTCACCTTGTTTCCTGAAATATATCCGGCTATGCCGCCGATGCCTGCGCCAATCGCCGTCCCCATCCCAGGGAGCACCAGCGTGCCAATTAACGCACCTGCGCCCGCGCCCCCGAGCTTTAGCCCTGCTGATTTTGCGTAGGCGGCAGATTCTGCCCTGTCTTTTGACTCAACTGCTTTGTACCCGTCAATGGCCCCACTTAATGCCGTAAGCCCCCCGGCCAGCCCACCGGCCACCCCGACGGCCCCGGCAAGTGCGGCTTTGCCGCCTGACATTGACCCGGCCATGTTGCCAAAGTATGCGCCTGCCCCTGCGTTGGAGGCGGCACCGCCCAAAAGGCCATAGCCTGCCGATGCAAGCGTCCCTAACACCCCGGAGCCCCTTACCATCGCATTTCCGGTGGAACCCATAAAAGAGCCCATAAGTGAAACCCCGGTTGCCGGGTTGGCCCCAAACAGGCCCCGTCCGATACCTTCCATGCCCCTTCCCATGCCAATAAACGGCCTTGCGATTTTACTGAGCATCATTGCAGAGAATACGGAAGACAAGTCTGCTGGCTCTCCGCCCGGGAGGAGTTTCCCGGCATTTGAAAGAAGGTTGCCAAGCCCCTTCCACAGGTTTTCTGAAACTGTTTTGAAATCAAAACCCTCAGAAAACCCTTTTGCAAAGGATGCGCCTATGCTTACGCCCTCGTCCACCGTCTCCCCAAGGTCTATCCCGAGCATGGCCATGACGCCAGTCTTTAGGCCTGTCCCAAGCCCCTCGCCAATGCCCTCCGCAAACCCTGCGAACGCTGCCTTCCCTGTGGTGTTCCACCACCCGGAAAAAGGCTCCGTAATAAATTCATCCCATGCAATTTTTATTTTTCCGGCAAAGTCTGCATCCTGCCAGTCTTCCCCGCTTACCATCCCGTTAAATTTCTGCCTGAGCTGTTTGGCCTTTACGTCTGCCCAGTCCATCATCCCATCCAACATCTGCTCCACTTCGGGCATCTGGCCTGTAAGCCAGTCCGCAAGCCCCCTCACATATGGCGAGAGCCTTTCCCCGAAGGAAATCTTCACACCGTCCACCGCACTCTGCAGTATGGTAATGGAGCCCTGCAGGTTGTCCATCATTGTGTCCGCCATGGAGGCCGCTGCGCCGTCCGCATTGTTGATTGCATCGGACAGCTTATTGTAATCCTTCTCAGATGCATTCAATATGGCAAGGAACCCTTTCTGTGCATATGTCCCTGCCACCTTGTTTGCAAAATTGGCTTTTTCTTCCTTCGTCATGCCTGCGGTGGCCTTGCGGAGCCCTTCCATTACATCGGATAAATCCCGGGCATTCCCTTTGGAATCGAAAATGTCAATGCCAAGTTTTTTGACTGCATCCGCTGCGCCATGTGTATTTGTGGAAAGCCGGGTAAAAATGGAATTAAGCGCGGTACCGGACATGCTTGCCTTGACGCCTGTGTTGGCCATCAGCCCTGTCATTAAGGCCACGTCCTCTATGGAGTAGCCAAGCGATCCGGCCATGGAGCCTGCATACTTGAAGGTCTCGCCCATCCCGGAAACAGTCGTGTTTGCATTTGATGCCGCTGCCGCCAGCACATCTGAAAAATGCCCGGAATCCGAGGCCTTCATGTTGAAGGCCGTCAGTGCGTCCGTCACAATGTCCGATGTGGTGGCAAGGTTTTCCCCGGATGCCGCCGCAAGATTGAGTATGCCCTCTATGCCGCCCATCATGTCCTTTGTCTTCCACCCGGCCATTGCCATGTAATTGAACGCCTCTGCCGATTCTTTGGCAGTAAACTTTGTCGTTGCCCCCATTTCCTTGGCCTTGGATGTCAGCTTTTCCAACTGTGTGTCCGTGGCCCCGCTCACGGCCTGCACCTGTGACATGGCGGCCTCAAAGTCTTTATAGGTCTCTATTGTGTCCTTCATGCCTATGCTGACCCCAAGAACCGCCCCCACTTGGAAGATGGGGTTCTTTAAAAGGTTCATGATGCCCCTGATGGGGGCCGTCACAAGGTCATACGCCTTTACAGTGACCCTCCACGCCTTACCCGCGAAGGATTTCAGGCCACTTCTGACTGTTGACAGGATTGGGGAGACCCTGTCCCTGCCCTCCAAAAGGATTTCGTATCTCTGCCTCGCCCACCTTGCAAGTCCCCGTTCCGTCCTTTCTGCCTGCCTGTCAAACTGTGTGGTCCTGCCCCTGGCCTGTTCAAGGGAATGGTTCAGCCTGTTCATCCTGCTGACAATCTGTGCTATGCCTGCCTGCGTTTCGTCTACGACCTCAACTGGTATCTCAATCCTGACCGTCTCAGCCATTGCCATCCTCCCCTTCCTCCGGCTTTAGGTAAATCTTCATGGATGCAAGCATGAATGCCTGCTCCCATTTGGGCTTTTCGTAAAATTCCCCCGGTGTCACGCCCGTCTTTTGGAAGATATGGTGCACCAGGCAGGCCTCCCCGCCTGCCTCAATTATTTTTTTGCCACTTCCTCCAAATCTTCCTCATAGCCGCTCAGCTTGTCGATACATTCAAGGACCCTGTCCTTCTCCCCGGCTTTTAATGTGTATTCAATGACATCCAGCCCGTTCATAATCTGGAACCCGCTGTCATTGAGCGTGTCCCACACCCTGCGGTTGTCCCACAGCTTTTCCCTGTCCTCGCTGACCGTGGCCTGGTAAATGATTGCCGACTGGTATTTGATGCGGTTGGTCTCCTCCGGCACCTTCATGCCAAACTGTTTATTGCGCATATATTTTGTGTGCTTCTTGCGGCATTTTTCATATTCTTCAGAACCGAGTGGCCGGATATGGAATGCGAAGTACAGCTTCTTATTGCGGATAATCTCAATCCTCTGCCTTTCCTCAGACGCAAAACCTGCCGCGTCAATCAGCCCCTGGATAAAGTCCCCCTCGTTTGCCCGGATGAAGGCCTTTGTCTCCTCTTCTGTGGCCTCCGGCATTTCCATCTCCTGTACTTCTTCTGTGTCTTTCTGGTTGCCGGAATTTGCTTCCGTGCCTTTCCTAAATTCTTTTGGCATCTCGTTTCCCTCCTAAATTTTGATGGTAATTAAGGAGGGGCCGGTGTGCCCCTCCCTTCTGTCTTCTTCCTGTCTTTTATCTGTCAATGCTGAGCAGGGACTGTAGCTTTGGTGGCCTGTTGACAAAGAAATTCCAGTTACGCTTGATCACATCCCCGACGGAAATATTCTGGAGGTCCGTCTGCCCGGAAGGGACACAGTCCCGGTATACCATACGTTCTTCCGACCCGTTTATCCCACGCAGCGAGCCTTGGAAATTCCAATGCGGCATGTCCTGTTTCTCCATCCCCTCTACCATCTCAGTGATAAATTGGTCATCCTCCACCACAATCTGCGACATTGTTAGGGTAACTGCATAGGTATTGGTTGTCTCGTGCTCCTGCGCATCGCCAAGGACGCTGTATTTCGCATTGTTCCAACTTACATTGGATGTGAACTGCTCCACACTGCATAACAGGACACCGTCATCATTGTAAAATGCGCCGTCCTTCCCGGTGCGTGCATGCCTTGTGTCGCCTGCTGCCCGTTCATTTATCATTGTCTTCCCTCCTATCCTTCAATGGTGCTGAACTGGAACAGGTACGTCATGTAGATATGTTCCGTGGAGTCTTTGTCGATTACGTCGATAAGGAACCACGCGCTGTCCCCGTCAGCCACATATGCGCTGTCTTCTGTCACGGTGCATGCCACCAGCTTGCCCTCTTCCCTCATGCTGTCGCCGACGGCCTGGAGCTTGCCGGTGATTGTCGCCCTCCCGTTTGTGTCATTGTCAATTTTGCCGACCATGTCATCCGCTGCATTGTTGATGCGCCTCATCAGTTCAAAACGTGTCTTTACCCTCCTGATTTTTTTCCACCCGTCATCTTGGTTCTCTGCCGGCACGGTAAGCGTGTTGACCGCACTGTCAACCCAGACCCTTTTGGATTTCTTGTTGTAAGAAAGTACGATGCAGCCCTTCTTTTCCGCCGCAATAATCTCCGTATTTGACAGCCTTTCCAAAATCTCCGTGAACCCGCTGACTACGGTATGTGTGAGTGAGGTGTTGGATGCCGCCGCGCCAACCATGCCCGCAATGCGTGCCGCCGTCTGGTACCCGTCTATTTCCGTCCCCTGCTCATTTATATGGGCATTCAGGACATAATTCATCTTTTCATCATTAAACGCCGCCGCATGGGCTACCCTCTCTTCCAGCCTTACCGTATGCTTCTCGGCAACGACTGCCTGCGCAAGTGACCCTGCGTCAAAAATGCGCCTGACAAAAGACTGCAGGAGCATATGCACCGCCGGGTCTTCCGTGTCCACGCATATTGTGTTGAACTCATACGGATCCACTAACGCAAAGGCATCGGAATAGTCCTTTACCGTCACCTGTGGGTTTGCCCCTTTCGTGAATGTGCTTTGCGATACTGCCCCAAGCTCTGCGCCTCCCATCCCTTCCTTCAGCTCCGCCGTAAAATTACGCGAGTATGCCAAAGCGTCGGCCAGTGCCTTTGCCTCACCTTCCCCAGATGCAAATTCTGTCTTCTCAAACTCACTTGTCCCTGCATAAAAAATACATTCCTTCACCGTAGGGTCAGAGAGCTTCCCCCGGATTGTGACTGCAAATCCCTTTTCCCCTGGATATTTTGCCGAAACAGTAAGGGCATCCCCACCATCTGCCGCTGCCAGGGTGATGGCCTCCTTCACGCCGCCACTCCCTAAGCGGCAGGCAATGACGGTCTTTGCACCGCCCGCCGCCGCTTCCCTGACCGCATCTGTGGTAAGCCCCGTGCCATAAATCTGGCTGTAGTCGTCACCCCCGCCAATGTCCAGCTCAACAGCCGTACCCAAGGGACCGAAATCCGCCCGGAATATTACGGCTGTCACGCCTTCCATAATTACATCATCATTGCCCCTATCCTTTTTCTGGATATTGAAATAGGCACCGGGGCGTACCTTTGTCTCGCCTAAGATAAATGTGCCAGCCATCTATATAACCTCCCTTTTTAAGAACCCTTCGACAATGCGCTTTGCCTCCAGCACGGTATATTCCGTATCCCCGCCTTCCGACAGTGCCGCCATGACGCATTCCTGCCTTGTCCCAAAGAGCCTTCCGGCATTGGCCGCAAGCTCCTTAACGGGATACATGGGGCCTTCCTTTGCCTTTTTGGCCGGTACCTGTTTTTTAGAAGGTGTTGGCACAGTATCGGTTTTCGGTGTGTCGTTTTCCATTCCCATCTTAAATCCCCCTTAATCCTCCTGTTTCCGTGACCCGGTAAAACCGGTATGGATTTCCTGCATGGTGTGCGGCTTTGCCTTATACCTTAACAGCCCATAATGCCCCGTCACGAACACCTGCCCGTCCTTTAGGTAGTCGGACTTGTAATTTGCCTGCAAATGCCTGACAAACATAGGCGAATGGTCCAACATCATGACCTCGCCCCCAAGCGAAAGCCCGTTTGCAACCGCCGCCGCCATCTTAAGCCTTACCCCGCTGTCCGGGCATAAAATATGGACGGCCATCCTTCCGTCCATCCATGCGACCGTATTTGTCTCCTCCGCCTTGTCTGCCGACACCAGGCGGCAGTAAATGACGGGGCGTTTGGATGCCTCCGTTATCTCATCCATCCTGTCATACCCCATCACCAGGGATTCAGGAAACATTCCCTTTAAATATCTGTTCATGGCCATGACCGGATCCGGGTCGGATGTCTCCTGAGAAGGGTACTCCAGTATGTCGAACCGGATTTCACACCCAATGGTGACATTCTCCTGTTCATCAACAGTGAATGCATCCGTCCTCGCCCATGCAAAGCAGTATGGTGTCCCACCTTCCGGTTTCAGGATGACATCCCGCAGGCATTCCCTGACAGCCGGCTCAATGGCATCCGGCTTTGCCCCTGTCATGTTCTGGCACAGCAGGGACACCGATAATGTCCCTGCACTCCGTCTTTCCTCATTTGCCTGCATGTCGAAGCTGTAAAGGACCATCGGGTACTGTGTCCACCCTCCCCACCCATCCTGCCCCTCTTCCGGTGGTTCCGGGCTAAAAACAGCAGGTCTCCCTTTGTATGACGCAAGTTGTCCTACAAGCCTTTCTGAGCCAAGGAATCTTTTTTTGATTAATCCTTCCAGTTTCATGGCCCCTCCTTTATGCTAAATTAGTATAAAAAAGGTCTGTTTCCAAATCCCTGATTACCACAAACCTATTTGTTTATTATCTTTTGGCTTTCCCCAGGCAGCAGTCCATCCGCAGATTCTTCGGCAGCAGGTATATTGTGTTCCTTCACATCTGCCATGTCGGCAGACCATCTGATTTCCCACTGCCCTTCCATAACCTCGGACACGGGAATCCTGAAATGGTTCGTCACGTTTCCAATGCCGGGATGGTACTGCACGACCAGCTCATTTTCCGTAGCCGATGTCACAAACCCCGCCCTGCCGGAATCCCAAGAACGGTGCTTTCCCCAAAGCAGGTAGCCCCGCCCAATCTGGGACAGGTCAAAAAATGTCTCCCGCTTTTCAATGACCAATGCCAATATCCTCCACCTCCTATGTATAAGGCGCGTTATAAATCCTCTCAATTTCCGGCATGGCCTTTTCCTTAATCTTCTCTATAAACGGCCTTGGAGCCATTTTAGATGTACCATGCTCCAAATATCCCGCATACTGCTCCCCACTTTCCAGCACGATAATTGCCCCAATGCCATTACCGGAACCGTTCCTTGTTTCAACATTACCATTCCAATGCAGGCGTAAATTACCGCTACGCCTTGCCGGAGGTTCACCTGGGGCTGATGCCCTATACAATTGCCCACCTCTAAGTTTACGTCCGTAATCTCCTCTTAATCTTCTGGTCGCCTGGGTTGCTTTACCATATGTTCCTAGCTTTTTATATACTTCTCCACTCCGTTCTCCTTTTAACACTTCCAGCTCTGCATTTCTTAGGGCGTTGACTGCCCTTGTTGCCCTTGATAGAGCCTGTCTGTTAATGTCAGCCGTCATTTCTGAAACTTTCGCCCGCACAGCCCTCCCTGCGGAATTTACAGAATCCGTCTCTACCCACAGCCTCATTTTACATCCCTTCTTTCCTCCACATAGTAAATTGTGGATATGCCAAGCGACCCTATGCCGTCAATATCCACGACATAGAACATGCGGTCTCCAAAGACCAGCCTGTCGGTGCGTTTTACTTTCGGACTCCCGGCCTGCACAATGGTATGGGTGACAACGTGGCTCTTCCGGCTATGGTTCTCCCTGTCCTCATCCGATGCCTCCGCAAGACACCCTTTCAGCATATCCGTGCCGCTGCCCAGATAGCTGTTTTCCACCCTCCCGGTGCCGCTTACTTCCTGGCTGTTTCTTTCAATGATAAATTCCTTGGACAGGTTGCCCGGCCGCAGATACATATACCTTGCGTTTATCACATCTGTCCCACCCTTCCGTTCCTGTGCATACCGGCGTAAAAATACGGTGGCCTGCCATACTTCGGATGCTGATATCCAAGCGGGACACTGCAGGCTTCGGCCTTGACTTCTTTTTTCAGGTCGTTATAGTCTTCCTTCCATTGTTTTGCCCTTTCCTGCAGGGATAATGTCAGCGGCCCCGTCCTTGTGTCCACCTCGTAAGAAAATCTCCGGTAAAGCGACTCTAACAGCATCAGCTTTGCCCTTTTCCATGATTTTGGGTGTGATGCAATGGCAGCCTCAATCTCTGCATCGGTCAGAGCCGTGGTGTCTGGACCGCCTTCAACCATCGTGTCTCCGAGTTCGAACCTCATGCGGTCTTTGCTGATTTCCTTGATGTTCGTCGGTTCATAAGTGTATATGCCGTTTGCCATGACATATCAGTCCCCCTCTGTATATGTGCCTGTGGTTGCATTACCGCCAGTGGCTTCGTTTGTTTCCCCTTGGGCGGAGGATGATTTGCCTACCTGCTCTTTGGCGGCATTTTTGACTGTTTTGCGGCTGTCTGCCGCATGAACAAGCAGCAATACCGTTTCATCCGTAATGTCTGCAACGGTTTTGGCTCCGTTCTCTGCCGTACACTGAAGGACGCTGAACACCTGGTTAATTTGCTCTGGCGTTGCCGATATGTCTGTCGCTACGCCTGTTTCTGAATAATTCCAGCCTCTTACTGAAATAACAATACCAGCAGAAAGTTCTTTCTTCGTCTGCGCCAATTCCTGTGCCAACTCTGCATAGCTTTTGTCAATCTTCCGTATCTGTTCAGGCGTAACCCCCAAATTCCGGTACTCCTGCAGTTCTGCCATATCCTGCTTATACTGCCCCGGTGCAGAAAAGACACCGGATTCACCGCATGGTATCCCTTCCGTGTTCACAATAGTTATTACCCCTAACTTTTCCTGCATTTTGGCATCTGCCACAAGATCCGCTGGGATTTCATCACCGATATAGAACTTCTGGCCGCTAAAGCTACAGGGTTTATTTGCTATCAGACTCATGGCACCCCCCCTAAACCGCTTCTTTGAAGAACATTGCAAGATCGTCTGCCGTTTTCTTCATATCCATAGCCATCAGTCCCTCAATAAACTCAGAGTGGGTACCGTTTTCGCCAGGATAATTCAATACCGGGAATACATTGCCGTTGCCGAGCATATCCCATGTAAAAATATAGCCAGCGGAAGGCTCGTCAATAGATGGCGTGTCTGTCGCATAGGCAAGCAGAAAAGCGTTTGGGTCGCCAATGTACTGCATGTCTGCCTCTTGGCCGAGCCCTGCCTTGTTCATAATGGAGCGCTGGACGGTGATGCGGTCAACCCCGAAAAGCTGTGCCAGCACATTCTCGGTGATGGTTGCAGGGTTAGCAGTAGAACCGCCGTATTTTACCCTCTCTAAGATTGCCGGGTGCTTTTTCAGCGCGTTAAACACATTTACACCCAGAGCCAGTCTGTTCGGCATACGCCCTGTTGACTGCTCCATGACAGTCTTCCTCTCATCCACAAAAGCAACCGGGTCACTGTTGTTGTTGCTGAACTTGATAAACTGCCCGTCGGTAGGGGCAGTGCTGTCAACCCCGGAAAACTCCTGCTTCCATGCGCCACTTTTGAAATACTTCCCCGCAAAGATGCTGTCCTGGTGGATATTCGCCTGCCCTGCCATTGTCTTTGTGCGCTGCTGCTTCGGGTCAGCTGTCCTCGGCCCCATCCTGCGGTTAAGGTCTGTCTGCCTGATCTGGTCGATGCCCATAATCATCTGGTCTACCTGGCAGGCATAAGTGTCCGTATGCTCAGAAAGCACAGCCGGGTCAACCTTGCCGTATGCAGGCTTTCTGTGCCAGTTGTCCCTTAGCAAATCCTCCTTGTCAAAAATGTAATAATTATCAGAGGACAAAGTTACCGGACAAATTGGGAAGATTGTCTTTGCAAAACTTTTCGCATCATTCTGATAATAAGCCAGCGCCATGTTGGATAATGCCGTATGCGGTCTGAAAGCACCCTTAGCAATGTCTGCCTGGATACCTGCTGCTGTTCTTTTAGTCATTCTTCTTTCCCTCCTGTTCTAAGCCTTCTGGTACTTGGCAATCTGCACTCTGCAGTAATCATCCTTTTCCACCGTTGAGAGTGCGATGCCCACCACATAATTACCAGCCTCAGCCTTAACAGCTAAGCCGCTGGACGCTGTGACTTCGTTCCCTTTGGTGATAGCCCCGCCAGCCAGGACGTAGCCAATATCCTTAATCTGGATGTCAACATCATCACCAGCTTCTACCTTGCCGGACTCTGTGCCGGAAATGTCGTTCACTCCCGCCTCAATGATTGCAATGCCCACCGGGATGGCTGTGCCATCTGCTGCTAAAATCACGTCGCCGTTTTCGTCATATGCCATGATACGGTTCCTTACATCCTCAATGGCCGCTCCTGCCTGTTCTACGATTGTGACGCTTCTGTTAATCTGTACCCCGTTAATGTTTCTTTTCATTCCGTCCTATTCTCCTTCCTTAAAATCCTGTCTCTTCTTCGTATGCCTCCATAAGCTCAGGATTGTCCTCCCACGCTTTAGCGACTGCAGAGGTATGGTCAAGGGAGGCATCCTTTTCCATATACCCTTTGGCAATAGCATTGATTTTCTCTTCCGTCTGGCCTGTGGATGCTGTGCCATGCCCGGACTTGCCAACCTCTGAAAATGCACCGGATTTCTCGACCAATTCAACTGCCTGGTCAAGTACAGTAACCATATCGTTATAGGCAGTCCCGCCAGCAGCCTTTAAAGATTTCAGCACTGGCACAAGCTCTTCTTTTTTCTTGCCGATAATTTCATATTTTTCGGCAACCCCCTCCAGTTCCCTAGCCTCGGCATCCTCCCTAAATTTCCTTAAGGATTCAATCTCCGCCCTTACGGCAGGGTGGATACCTTTGTAAATATCCTCTTCAGGTTCCGGGTTTTTAGGGGTGTCTTCTGAAACGGACTTCCCTACTGGTGTTTCCTTTTTTTTACCTTCCCCTTCCTTCTTTTTGCCTTCTTCTTCCTCGTCTTCCGGCTTTTCCTGCCCGTCTGCTTTTTTTTCTGCAGATGGCGCAGGCCTTTTCCCGTAACGTTTTTCAATGGATTCCAGGAACGCCATCTCCGAAGGTGTCAGCTTGCTCTTATCAATCTCCATTCCTTTTTTGTCTCCTTTCAGGTGTTCGTTGTTGCCAGTTCCTTTTTGCCCATGTTCTTCTTCCGGGCTGCTTCCCAAAGCCTTTTCAATGGAGCTGTTCAGCCTTTCCGCCACAGACTTCATAAGCCCTATGTCAGCTTGTGACAATGCCCCGCCTTTCTGTTCAATGCCTGCCTCCTTGCCGCCAGACCACTGTGCGATTGCCCCTTGGACAACATCGACAAATTCGTTAAGGCTTTCCTGCATTGCGTTTAATGTATTGCTTCCATCCAACCCATCATCATTCAGGATGGAATACAAAGAAGATTGGAGTGCATAACAGAGATCCCAGATTTCGTCAGCAATCTTGCGGTTTTTTGCCTCGTTGAATTTCTCCCTGAAGTCCTCCGCGCCACCCTTCTGGATTCCATCTGTTACACCTGTCCCTTCCCTATCGGAACCAGCCGCCTTTGCAACCATGCCAAGCAGCCGTTTCCAAAAGTTGGTGTCCTTCCCTTCCCCATACTCCATACCGTCCTTATTCTTAAAGAGTTTTATATGGGCCTCCGGGTTTGCACCCTCATCCACAAAATCCACTTTCCTGACTTTAAGGTTCTTTAGTTTTGTTGCCACCCTAACCCCTCCTTTCCGCAGATTCTTAAATACATTATTTTACCCCTCCATTTCTACACGCGTGGCCTCACCCTCAATTGAAAACATGGAATAACTGCCATCCTTAACCTTTTCCCATACATCCCGGTCCAAAACCTTAAAGCCAATCCACCAGCCAACCGGAAGTATCCCCGCCGGAATACCCATTGCCTTCATTTTTTCCTCCGTAAAGACCATGCTCTCAACGAGCACGGCTGCACCACCCCTTTCATGCATCTCGCCACCCTCACGGTAAAGCAACACAAAATCATATGCTGCCTTTTCCAGCTCCGCAGGCTCCACGATGTCCTCCTGCCAGTCCTCAATCAGCTCGCCACCGACACGTATGGACACGCTTGCCCAGCCAAAGGCAAGCATCTCCTCGTTATTGGACTTCATAATCCTAAACCTATGCTTTGGGGTGCCTTCTGGCTTTTTCTGCATGGGATTTCTTATCATGTCTGAAAACTTCTTCAATGCCCTGTCCTCCTTGTTGGCTCCTCTATGTACTCAACCGCGCAGGCACATCCTGGGTGTGCAGGTGGGAGCATATGCTGTTCCGGGAATAATAGACGCCCTTTAAAATTAAAACTTTCTTCCATGCCAATCTCAACGCCTTCCAGCGCCTTGCAGATATCGCATACCTGGCTGTCACCGGACGTGCTCCACCGTTTCCTTACCACACCTATCAACCCTTCCTCCTGTGCCTGCCGGACGGCCCCATCCGCGCCCCAGTTGTATGCGGAGGCACTTTCCGTCTGGGCTATCGTCATTGCCCGCTGCCTGTGCTGCCTCTCTGCATATTTCTGTGCCGCATCCCGTGCTTTCTTCCGGATGCTTTCTTCCTTCATACGTGGGTGCTCCTTTTTCAGATTGGCCACTATGCTGTCATAATACCGGGCATTGGCCTGTGCCTGCCCCTTTGTCAGCCCTATGCAGGGGCGTATCATCTTCGCAAGCTCGTCTACCGTATGCCCATCCTTCATCTTTTTTGACAGCAGGGCGGCTATGGCATCCTTCTGCTCTTGGGTACAGGATATGACAAACTGTGCGCCACGTTCATTGATCCAGCTTAAAATATTTGGCTTTTGCATATCCAGCACCACACGGATGCCATCTAGGATTGGCTGACCCGATGCCCCTGCTTTTACTGCATCTGTCCACATCCTGCTTAATTTGGTTGCCACCAAAACAGAATAATCCTGCACCCAAAGCATCCATGCCTCTTGGCTCAGCATCCCGTCTGCAACAGCCTGCCTTAGCTCCTGGTATGTAACTGCGTCCTGCTGGTCTTTCCAGAATCCACACAGGATTTTAATAGGTTCGCCACATTCCGTCTTTAGGTATTCTTCAAGCCGTCGCAGGACTTCCTGACTGTTCCCGCTTTTTGCCTTTCGCAACCGCTTTGGCCGCATGATCCGAAACGCCATTGCCAGCACTCCTTCCCAGCCTTTTTTTCGCCGCCCCTGCCTTTTTATCTTCCTCCGGGATTTCTTCCCCGTCCTCTTCCGATCCGGTGTCTGCAGCTGTTTCCGGCTCCGGTGGCTCATTCCGCTCCTGCAGGTCTTTTCTTCTTCCGTCAATGTTTCTTGTGTCTGATGTCCTCTCTGGCAGGTGGCCTACCTGTCTGATGTAATCCTCCAGCCCATCATCCGGTACCAGCAAGCCTATTCCGGTCATATCTTTAAGGAACGCCGCCACTTTCGTAATATCCATATCCTCAATATCGCCGTGTGTCATTTTTGGGTACTCCGTAATTCCGGCAAAATGCTCTCCGTTAATGTCAATCAGTGACGGTATGCCCTGGCTGTTGAATGTCTCACAGATGATATCCAGGAAAGCCCCGATTGCTACGGCAAACAATTCTGTCTTATCAGAACTAAGTGCCCACGACCCAGTTTCCGAATGTCCCAGGAAAATAAAGTCCGCCAGGACTGTCATTGCAATCCTTGTATCGTACCGGCTTATGATTGCATTGGTGTCAAACTGCCTCACGCCGCCAGAGCTTAAAAGTTCCAGTTCAAACCCGCTTGGCAGTACAACACCTTCCAGTTCGTCCCGGCGTATCTGCCTTACCATTTCCTCCATCCCGGCACGTATCTTGGTATTTTCAGGTATGGAGTCATCCCAGATATCCAAGTCTTCCGGGGCGTGCATAACCGGAAGCCCTGCCAGGTCTCTCTCTATACCTATTCCCTCAATCTCTTGTATGCGCCTCTTGAAATGCCAAGAGCGGTAGGCATTCCTCAATATGCTCCTTCCCTCTGGATTATTCTTCCTGCTTTTTGTCCGGAACAGCATGGCCTTGCTCAGCGGTATCGTGAATAGTCCAAAGTCCGGGGGTGGCATCTGCGTCATGCCAAGCAGGTTGTCCTTGTCGTCATACTCCCATTCATACAATGTTTCCTGCGCCCTTATCGGTAATTTCTGCCATCCGATCAGCCCGTCATTATATTTGCTCTTTGTCTTTGGGTTCTTTGTGTTCCCCATG